CAAGGGAAGGCCTCATATAAAGTCCTTAGAGTTGAAAAATACGGAGATTATGAAGATTCTCGAAAATAATAAAACCAGTAGACTTGATGTTAGAGCGCGTACCGACAACGACATTGAATTGGATATCGAAATTCAATTTAAAAATACCGGAGAAATACGAGGTAGATCGCTTCATTATGCAGCAAATATGTTTCCTCTGCTTTTGAAAGAAAACGAGTCGTACGAAAGAAGTCGAATTATAGCGATTTGGATACTGGGAGAAAATGTTACCAACAGGAAAGATGCGATAAGCGAAGCGTACATGACCTTTCAGCCGTCCAAATCTGATGGTTATGGAATATTATCAGAAAACGAGCGTATCTTTTTTATAGAACTACCTAAGTTTAACCCTAAGGACGCAGACAAAAAAGATTTGTTAAATGGCTGGTTAGAGTTTATTCAAGAACCTAGTTTGTTAGACCCTATTTGGTTAAAAAATAAAGAAATATCAAAAGCCATGGATAGATTAAAATATTTGAGTGCTGATGACGATATAAGAGCTATCGCCGATTTGAGACAGAGAGATTGGAACGACAGAATTAGCGAAAGAAACGCTGTCAGAGAAGAGGAACGCGCCAAGGCTGATGCTGAAAAACGGGAGTCGGCAGTAAAGCTTTTTAAAATGGGGCTGTCTGTCGAACAGGTTGCCGAAGCTTTGAGTCTTTCAATCGAAGAAATCAACGAGATAAAGAAGAAAATTCAGTAAGAGGTCGCGAATGAACATAGAAAAAGAGGAATTTTTAGCAGCCCTCAAGTTTGCTTTTTCCAATGGTTTTATGAATGGCGCAATGTCTGATTGTAGGATCACCGATTATAAATACTGTTTTAAATTTAAAGAGATTAATGAAAAATTCGACGAACTGATGAATGGATTTTTTATTCTGCGTTATCCGGAAATAAAGAGTAATTGAAACCAGGATGAATCCTATTTTACAAAACTGCCAAAATTGCCGGTTTCATAAAACAGAGAGGCAGTTGCCCCTCTGTCTATTCTTTGAAAATAACAAGTTTCGAAATGCCCAATCCAGCCAGACACATTTCGATAATTTTATCGATGTGATCAGGTGTATAATACATAACGACAGCTGCGATAATCGCAACCATTCCTTGGACTTTCTCGTTGTTAATCAATAATGCCAATTTTCCCATTTTCTTCCTCCCTAAAAAAGTTGTTTATACGCCCTATTAAGCCAGCCATTGAGAAATTTAGCTTGCCCGGGCTTGTTGCATACTATCATCCGATAATATCCGGCTGCCTCAGACTTGATCGCAGCCAGCAAGCAACGTGGCTCAGAATTCGATACCGCAGAAAGCGTCTGAGGACCTATCAAACCATCTTCCAGGACATTTATACCCACTGATCGCAAAGCCCTCTGTAAAACGATTACAGCGGCCCGAATTCCAATATTTACAGATAAATCAAAGAGTTGCGTTGCCACAGATTCATCTGCAATTTCTTCAAATCTTCCTTTGTGCCAAAAATCACAAAAATATATCTTCTTGGCGTCTTTCAAAGTCAGATGTTTAATATCCAAATTCGGATAACTCCTACTCGAAATACCGTATTTGGTTTCGCCTCCTTCATCATCTTTATCAAAAACGTACCCTCCCTCATTTTTGATCACATAATCCACAGCCTTTTCGAATTTCTCAGAAAAAATAGCTGTCATCATTTCCCTCCTATGCATTCAACGCTTGAAACGAAACCATTGGAATTTAACGTATGTTCCACTTTCGAGATAATCCAATTTGTTGGAATCTTAGTTGGAAAACCTCGAAGAATTATCGGGCCTTCAGCAAACAAATCCGGACGACCTTCCGTTGAAAATCTGAAAGTTTTGTTATTCTTTTCCACCCTTTTTACTTTGGCTTGTACTGCAGTTCGCGCTTCTTTTTCAGATTGAAATATTTCATTCAACTCCGTTTCGGGATCGCCTGAGCCTGCGTGAACCAAATGATATTCCGCTGTTTTCGAGTCATACCAGCTCGCGTATACGGTCCCTGTTGCTTCGCCTGTTTCCGTTTCTTTGAAGCTGCAGGAATAGGTTGCGACCTCGGAGGCTTCGATATATTTGGTCGGTAAATTTTTTCCCGACACAGATTTTGCCGACATATTTTCAGCAAAAATCAAGTGATTATCCACGGGCTTCGCGACAGCCCCGACTTTGTTTGCAATCCTAGTCAGATAATTGATGTCGCTTTCTCCAAATTGCGGGATGTCGGACAAATCTATATCTTCAAAATCTTCAGACAATTCGGAATCCAACTCCGAATCAATCGCTGACATATACTCGTTGAGTTTTAAGTCGTTTGTCTTTGTTTTCTGCGATCTCATAGATTTCGGCAACGCATTTGCGATAATCTTCACGATACGTCGTGCTCCGTCAAAGGTTATTTCTTTCACATAATACGTACCAATTTTTGTCAGACCTTTTTCTTGATATCCAAGGGAGATTGTCACTTTCGCCTCGGTGTTCGGAAACTGTAATGCGTTATCAAAATCATCTAACTCAATCTCGCAAGAATCGGAAACAAATCCCGCTTGATCCGTAGTTCTGATTGAAATTACACGATCTTTCGGAAAATCCGGCCGCCCGTTAATTGAAATCAAAAAGTCCGGAGTCAGCTCCATAACTTAACCTCGTTATCTTTTTTCTGAACTGCGTCGACGTAGGGAAGTTTGATTTCAATTCCAGCAGAAAGCACTTCATTAGTGATTCTCGGGTTTGCTTTCATGACTTGCTCAAGTGCGGACACAGTTCCGTAGTGCCTCCACACAATCCAGTCCAATACGTCGCCTTCTTTTGTTATATAAGTAATCATCTACCACCTCAAATATGTACGTGCTATATTTGTAATCGCTTCAGCAACTGAATTATTATCCAAACCGCTCCAAGCGATTGAATTTGTCGCTCCTGGAGATCGTTTCAAAATCAAAGTGAACTCGATTTTCTGCGGTTTTCCGTTTTTGTCGAAATAGCTTTGAGTTTCTTTGATAGAGGCAATTACAAATTTCCCAAGAATTTCACCATTATCGTTGATCAAATTGCTGGCTATCTCGCACAAATCAGACGATCGAATCGCGTCGATGCTGCTGTATCCTGAATTTTCCGAAAGATTCAAAAAGTTCATGATCTTTGATGTTACGCTGTTTCCGATGGTGTTCGTTACGGAATTTTCCTTATTGAATTTCGGATAAAAAACTCCTTCAATTTCTATTTGATCTTTCGATACCCCCAAATTCTGTAAGTTCGGCAAATCGCCAACACGCTCGGTGTCTGACCAATTATATTCGGTCGTTCGAGTCATCGAGTTCGGCGTCATCGTTTTCAAATTGAACTGAAAATCTCCAAGAATCATATCGCCTCCGCAACTTCGTCATACAAAAATGTTTTGCTGTAATCGCTGACTCGATTCACCACTTTGTTTGCTATGGCTTCAGGATTATCGTTTTTGTTAGCATTAATTGTGATTGAAAAATTATTGTTTTGGTTTCGAGTTACATTTGAGTTGACCGGTTTTAATTCGTTCGGGATTTTCAATTTCGAAGAATCGGATTTAGGGGAACCAAACACATTTTTGATTTTTTGGATGCCGGACTTTGTGCCATCCCACAAATTAGACAATGGTTTTGTGATCTTATCGATAATCGGCGAGATTTTGTTCCAAATTTGCAGGAAGAAATTTTTAACCCGATTCCAAGCAGCAATGATTCCGTCAGTAATTCCGAGTTCTTTAATTTTCGAGGAAAATTTATCCCAGTACGGTGTAACTTTACCCCAAATATCTGAAAAGAAATTCTGCACAGACGACCACGCCTTTGTTATATTTTCAGTGACACCGTATTTATCCATAACTTCTTTAAATGCGTTCCAATAAGGTTCTATCGGTTCCCATATTTTCAACAAAAAGGCTTTCACAGTGTCCCAGTTTTCATATACTGCCCATGCTACAGTTGCAAGAGCTAACGGCCAGCCAAGGAAAGATCTAAGTGCCACGCCCGCAAGGCTCAGCCCTAGTCTCAACCCTTTTAAAATTATGACCAATCGATTCAATCCGCCGAATAGAAAAGTTGAAGCATAGCCAAGAGCGAAAGTAGCTATCCTGAAACTTATTAATCCAGCGATTGCGGTCGTTATCGTTGTTGTAAGTTCTTTGTTTTCCCCCATCCATTTAACTATTGGAGTAAGGAGAGAATTTATCGTTGTCAGAACACCTTTTAATGCCGGCAGTAATGAAAATCCAATCTCCTTACTCAATGTAGAGAAGGAATTTTGTAACAACTGAATCTGTGATTTGGTTTCTGAAGCCACAATATTGTAGTCTTCGTCTCGCGATCCTTTATAGGTATTTTGATCGGCGACCAGTTGCAAATTTTTTCTGTATAGTTCGAGGTTATCAATGAGTTTGCCGACGGTCTTGCTCGCTCCACGCCCGAAAATTGCATACAGCGCGGAGCTCCGATCTTCAGCTTTTAACTTCGAGAATCCTTCAAACAACTGCGTTAAAACTTTCTGCGGATTTTCCGCGATCATTTTCGGTAAGGCTGCAGCCGTCAGACCTATACTATGCAGAACTTTTTGAGCAGGAAGCCCTAGTTGTTTCGCATTCGATAACTTCTGAAGCATATTTCCGACTGCCGTACCCGCTTGTTCCGCGCCTTCTCCGAATGACATAATTGTACTGGTTAACGCGGCAGCTTGAGGAATTGATAACTTAAAGTTACTCAAACCATCTGATGCACGGTTTACCGCTTTTAAAATATTGTCTGCCGTCGCTCCGGTCTTGTTTCCAAGATAATTTATCGCATCAAAATACTGTGGCAGCTGTGAAGTCGAGACTCCGAAAACTTTCATCAAATTTCCGACTTTTTCGGCGGTTTCTTCTAGCGGGGCGCGCCAAGCAGTTGCTGTTTTCCCAACTTCTTTCGAAAAACTCGCCAAATCCTTAGCCGCAACACCAAATCGTCCTCCAATTGAAGCAATTATCGCAAATTCATCAGCAGTGACAGGAATCGTTTGAGACATTTTATTGAAAGTTTCGCCCAGTTTTTTCAATCCATCGGGCTCCGGAAAATTCACGACAGCCTTAATTTTCGCCAGCGAATCCTCGAACTTCATTGCTGAACGAATGGGAACGGCAAGAGACGCACCAAGAGCGACCATCTCCATAATTTGCGATCTGTAAAAACCTCTCTTTTGAATAATCGCTTGTTGACGATTCATTGAGCCGAGCAAAGAATTATACCGATTCTTCAACTTATCCAAAGATAAAGCGCCAAGCAGCGAATTCTTTTCCATATCTTTTATGGCTACGCCGACGCTTTTCAGTTTTGAGGTACTTCCCGAAATGACAGAGTTGAACCCGCCGCTCAACGCCGCCCCGATCGTAATTAAAAGTTCTTTCTTACCTTCTGCCATCTCGCTGTAAATCCTTCAATGCGTCCAGCCACGAAATGAATTCATCTGTTTCCATCTCCAGCCACTCAGATACGCCGCCTTTC